TGCTAGCTCTATCTGTTTTGTGCCTGGATACGTCCCCGTGAAGGCGTCAATCTGAATCCGCTTCGTGGTGTAAATGATCTGGCTTAGCGTTCGTTCCTTACTTTGGCCGACCGCACAAATCGATATACAAGGAAAATTAGCGCTAGCCTTCACGAACGATGCGTAAATTTGAGAGGCTGGCATCAAGGCAAGAAGAGACGGCTGCCCCGATAGGTAAGCTTGTAGATCGCCCTCTAAATAGTTGAATGCCGCCATCGTTATGCCGTCCGATAAGAGCCGCTGATATAAAGCGTGGTGAGGCCCGCCGCGAAGTTTGCGCCGGTAAGGAGGCTGACCGCGATAGCACTCAAGCCAACATTGATGAGCGCCAAGGTTGGTAGGTTCGTTCCGCTTTGGATAGCTAGCGATGCGATGAGCTGATTCTGGCCGACTGCCGGAGCCGGTAGGGTGACATAAAAGGATGCGGTCGTGGTGGTGGGGGTCGTGAAGGTGAGCGCCAGCTTGAAATCGGTTCGCGGTCCAATCGTAAAGTATTGAGCATCGCTCACACTCAAGCCGGTAACGGTTGGCGTGATGACCGGCGTCCAACTCAACCACGATCCTGATACCTGCCCAGCCGGGATGTTTGGAAGCTGCGCGGTAGAAAGCACGCCGGAGATGGCGCTTGCGGGGACGGTATTGCTGACGTAGGCGGAGATGTTGGTGCCGTCAGATTGCCAAATTAGGTTGGCGTTGCCGCTCGGAGCTACAGGGGTCGTGTTCGATAAGTTCATATTCGCCTCTATAAGTAGAGTCGGCTAGTTCACGGCTGAGCCGTTGACCGTGTTGGCTAGCAGGCTTGTTGCCATTGCATCATTCAGCCAAAGCTGCGCGGGAGCCACGGCGAAGGCTACGCCATTAATGGATAGCGCGAAGCTGCTGGTGTCCACCGGCAGGTAAGGATCGACTTCAGTACAAAACAAGTGAAGCACGCGGTTACGACTCAAGACGTTGTAAACGGTTTCGATACGCAAGAGCAGTTTTTGACCGGGACAATTCACGAACATACCGGCAATCACAGCGTAATCAGGCCGGTAATACATGCGGACAAGATGGGTCGTCATGGAGGCCGTAGCGTTGCCAGCGACAACTTCCTTGGGGCTGTATGCGCCTTGCTGTTCGATAGCTGCTCTACCCGTGAATAGGGTTGTGTAGCAGGAGGTGGAGGCTTCATCCCAATCGGTGCCGGAGGTTTCGGTTTGGACGTAAACGTAGTTTCTAAGATCGCCGGGATTGAGCGAGGGCGTCTGCGAAATCGTTAGCGACGGAGCGATGGGCATGATTTACACCCGGCTCATGTCGCGGAAGGGATACAGAAGGGCGACGACAAACGGCGGAGCGATAGGGTTGACTTCAGCTCCTACGTAGGTGGCATTCTCGAAGTAAACCGCCGCAAGCGCCATGATCGCGGTACGGATACCGCTAGGTAGGCCCAGGACGGCGGCCACGCTATTGACGGCGTTGGACGCTACGGTATTGAGGGTCGCAACGCTGGAGGCTACAGAAGCCACTAGCGCGTTCAGGCTGCTGCCGTTTGGACCCGCGCCGGGAACGGTGATGGGTGAACCGACATCGGCTATCGTTGCTGCGTAACCGGTGAGAATCGCGGAGGCGGCGGTCATGCTAACGGTGAGCGCCTGCGCGTAGCCAGCTTGGTAGGTGACGGCCACGGCGTTAGGCACGAAGGTGAGCGGCGGCCATGTCTGCCCGAAGAGCGGCGTGATGCGCGCGGGGTTGGAAATCAGGTCACATATGTAGGTGGCTGGGTCCAGCGTGGTTACCGCGCCGGATTGGGAAGTGAAGGTAACGGAGGTTACCGATTGAACGGGAGAATAAGGAAGGTGGAACGCAAGCTTCTGATAGAAGAATTGGTCGCCAGCGCTACCGGTGATGAGTCCTGCCGGGTAGCCGCCATATTGAGCGAGGCCGGGGAAAAAGTCTTGGAGGTATTCGATTGTCTGCCGCATAAAGCGGCGTCTTGTGTATTGTTCCGCCCAGGTGCGGGCTGAGGAAAGGAGGCCGGTGAGGAGAGAATCATTGGAAGTGTCTCCGATGTCGATTCGCAGAAAGTCTCTCAGGTCGGCAAGGCTTACTGGCTCTTGGGATGGCGCGGCGATGGTTCTGACAGTGAAGCTCATAGAGGTTGCCGGATGTTAAAAAGGGGTCCAGGCTGTTACACCCAGACCCCGCGATTCAGACGATGTTACTAAGTCGTCAAGATTGCAATCGGGTGGGTTCCGGCGTCGAGTAACTGGCTATCCGCGCGGTCAAATGCGAGGAACGCAACTTGTAAGCTGTCGGCAAACCGCTCATCGAGCCGCTTAACGACAGGGCCGCCAGCCACTTTGCGAATCATGAACTTGCTGAGATCGCCGAAGAGCACCGCATCCGCGCCAGCGGCTACTGCGGCCATGTCTTGGTTAATGACGTACGGGTGCCCGTTAATCATCGACTCATTACCGAGCAGGGTTTGACCGGCGAGCGCTTGTGGCGTCCAGATTGGACGATTAGCGCTGTCCTTTAGCTTCTTCAGACCTTTCAAGGTTGTGTCTGCGAACATGTACTTCGCATTCGGGCTGCTACGGTAGGACGGATCGACCGCGTGTTCGAGATTGGTCAGATCGTCAAAAACAATCGTTGCGCCGGTGCCGCTTGCCACGGTGTTCCCGGCAGCTACGGCGGCGGTAACGATGCCCAGCGGCTCCGTGGTGCCAACGCCGACCGTGAACTTGTTGTTTTTCAGCCGACCCATGCGGATGCCGAGTAAGTTGGCTAACAAGCCGTCTAAGTCGAATGCCGAGTCCGTCATCAAAGCGTCCGGAATCAACACAATATCCGAACTAAATATGAAGCTGGAGAAGACCACTTCGCCGAAAACTAAGGCCGTCGTGGTCATCTGCACGTTCTGGCCGATGATACGGCCCATGTTGGTCGTGTCATTGACAGTCGGCCAGTTCAGGATGTTACCGGTTTCCGTGGAGAAGGAGCCGCAAACATCAGCGCCGCCGTACCACTTGGTTGCGACTTCGAGTTTGTCGCTGAAGCCTATGGGGACGATGTAGCCGCCTTGGCTATTTGTCGTGGTGGACATCAATGTAGCGTTGCGGAACTTAGCCAGAACAGCCGCGTCTTCCGCGCTGATGCCGGTACGACCGTGACGGAGATAGTTGCCGAACGCCTTGGCGTGCGCGCTGACTTCAAGCTCACGATTGGCCTTCGCGTTGTCGGCGGGGAACAGTTCGATAAGCTGATCCTTGCTCACCTTGCTCAGGTCATTGCTGATCGTCTCCGCGCGTTCAGCGCGGGCGATGGACGCCTCAAGCTGATCGTAGTGGGTCGTCGCGTTGTCGAACTGGGTGGCTTCTTCGTTGGTGAGGCCGCGATTGCCTTCAGTTTCGGCTTTCTTGACGATGCCATTCATGAGTGTTGATACAGTGCTCAACTGTTCGCGTAACTGCTTGGCGTAGGCCATAGGTGACTCCTTAAAATGCGGTTGCTTTACTTGGTCCGGCGAAGTTTCGCTTTGGCCGCATAAAGGGTTAAATTGTTGGGCTCCGGCTTTGCAACCGGCTCCGGGATATCGGCGGCCCTCTTAGTGGCCGTTCTCTTGCCCGGATGCTTTAAGGCTTCCGGTAAATTCTTGTAACTCTTCAAAACTTTGCTGAACGCCTTGTTAGAGGCATTCGGCATTCCATCGTCTTCGTCTTCGTCGTCGTCGTCATCTTCAACTAACTTGTCGGCAAATCCAGCGGTGACCCATTCATCGGCGGTGAACCAGGTTTCCGCGCTCATATAGCCGCTTACTGAAGACTTTGAAAGTCCAGTTCTGGAAACGTAGATGTCGGCAATGGAGTCGGAAAGCTGGTCCAGGACGCACGCGTCGCGCCGTAAGTCGTCGGCGGAACCGTAAGTAAAGGTGGTAGCGTTGTGAATCATCGCCATGCTTCCCGCGCCCATGGTGAGCTTGCCGGGGCTTGCTGACATCGCAACGATGGAGGCGGCGGAGGCCGCTAGGCCGTCAACGTAAACGGCGATTGGCTTACCGTAGGACTTCAACAGGTTGTAGATGGCGATACCAGAGAAGGCATCGCCGCCGGGGCTGTTTACCCGGAGTGTGATGTTAGAGGCTGCCGGGTTAGCGTCGATGGCGGCTTTGAAGTTCTCTGCCGTGATGCCGGACCCATCCCAGTTCTCGCCAATGACGTCGTAGCAGGTGAGGGTGAGTGTGTCGCCGGTCGCTGCGGCTCGGAACTTAGGTGTCTTTGTCATTTGGTTGGTGGTCTCCCTTGCTCACCGGCTGGAACGTAATTCGGATCTGTGAGTCGCGACAGAGAAATATAATTCACCGGCGCGAGCTTTAAATTACCGCCGTCCTCGTCGGAGATCGGATTCATGCGCAACTGCTTGCGGATGTCGTTCGCGCTATAGGCCCCAGTGTTCCTGAGGATATTCATTCCCGCCGTTAGCGCTGTAAAGTCGGCTCTAACAAGGGACGCGAAGTCGTGCTCTATGGCTAGGTTTGAGTTAGTGGGGAGAAGCTTGCGGCTAAATTCCTGTTCGATCCTGACCGCCCAGGGGGTTAAAGTGAACGTGCGGTACTCAATTGACTGCTGTTCGATGTTACTGTGGGTGGAGCGCTCGAGCGAAGACAACATATGAAGGGGGATTCTGAAGAGCCTCGCTATTTCTTGTATCTGAAAACTACGTGAGGCTATAAATTCCGCCGCCTCATTTGAAATACTCGTTTGGCTCCAACTGGTACCCGCTTCGAGTAACAACGGTTTGTGGGCGTTCTTTCCGCTAGCTTGTGTTTCGACGGCCTTCTTTAGGCGTTCGTAGGCTTCGGCATCTAATATTCCGGGCACCGTGAATACGCCAGAGGCTCGTGAAGAGTTTTTCCAGTAGCTTGCGGCATATGATTCGGCAGCAAGGCTGACACCAATGGCATTCTTACAACAAGTAATCGGACTCAGGCCGGTGATGCCGTCTAACGTCGTCCCGACGATATGTAAAACATTCTCAGGATCAATCAGGGTAGCCGCGCCGGTGTCGGTCTGAGTGCTAGCAAACATAAGCTTGCCATCCCGCATCACGGGTGCCGTTTTGGACGAAGACAAAATGTGGAGGCTTACTACACGCGCGGCCTTGTCTCGCTTTATCAACGCGAAGCCTGCGCCGTGGGAAAGGCAGTTCGCGAGTAACGCGCCGCGAAAGGTGGAAGCGGTTTGAAATTCGTTGGGGGCATCATGAAGGATGCCGTAGATTGCCTTATCTTTGGCGGGCGTCAGCGATCCATCCGGGCCGATTGAATACGTCACGAGCGGCAAGCTGGCAAGGTCTTCGCTGATAGCTTTGATGGCGCTGTAGACGGCGCTGAGCGTGATCGCCGTCTTCTCAGTAACGGTGACGCCTGCATCATTGCCGCGCCCACCGAAGAGTTCTTCGGCGAATGACTCCGGGACCAACGGTGAGGAAGGATCTTCGAGATTGAAGTTGGTAAACGATTGGAGGGACCTGCTTAAGAAGCTCATACCTTGCCCTCACTACCCGGCTGCTGGTGCCTTGCAAGGCCGTAGGCGGTGAGAAGCAATAGAGCGCCCAGGACTATCAACGCAGCGAAGACGTTAAACCCGGCAACGCCGCCGACGATTGCAGTTATTCCGACCAGCAATAACCAGTCGATTGTTGAAAAGCGCGGATGCTTGCTTGTCTTCTTCTGCTCCATAAGCTCCAAAAAGAACTTGGCCGGAAACAGGAAGGAACCGGCCAAGTAGAGGTAGAGCGCCAGCCATGGCGTGCTGATGCTCAATACAAGGAACAGATAGTTTGATTTAGTTGGAGACGGGTGGGAAGTTGGGCTTCGCGAAAGCGCGTAGGTCGCTAGGGCGTCACCGCTCCGCCACCGCTCCGCCACCGCTTCGCCACCGCTTCGCCACCGCTCCGCCACCGCTTCGCCACCGCTTCGCCACCGCTCCGCCACCGCTCCGCCACCAGCCGTCAACCCTATCGGCATCGCTCCACCACCGGGCCGTCAACCTCTACCGGCTTAAAGCAAACGTATGTTTGGCCGTATCGTAGCCGTAGCCGCGTTGCCGCGTGCTATCGCCATGCAAAGTGAAACGATGCCGTCTATCTTCTCCCGGCTCTTGCTCTTACTTGGCTTGATGTTGCCAGCCGGGTCAATCTCAACCATCGTGTTAGACGCCATCCAACGTAATACCGGGTTACCGCCGTGAGCGAGTTCGCCGGAAAGAACAAGCTCCATAAGCCGTTTGGTGGGTGCGCCCATGCTTGCGAAGCCTTGGCCGAATTCCACCATC